TGATACTATCCCTACTATTTAGCTGTTCAGACGCTAAGAAAGCACAATACCACTATAAGAAGGCGGTTAAGTTTGGGTTAAGCATAGCAAATGATACAATTAAGATTAATACTATAGATAGCTTTGCAGTGATACGTAATGATACGCTTATATACGAAAAATTCATAACAACTAAAGACACTATTATACAGATATTAGAGATGCCTAAGACCAGGTATCAGACCAGGATAGAATATAGATACAAAACTCAGATACTAAAACAAGATGTGCTGAAATACAAGTACATATATAGAGAAGCTAAACAGCAGCGTAAAGCTGTGCAGATAACTAAATCCAAAACTAATTGGATGCTCCTAGTATGGGGCTTTATTATAGGAGTACTCCTGTCATTCGTTACTAGACTATTACTTAAACTTTATTTATGATCAAACATTCAAAAAATGTGCATGAGCTTATCATTGATAATCTTTATGCACGTATTGCTATGCTATCTGATCTACACTGGGATAATCCTCACTGTGATAGGGAGATGCTCAAGAGACACCTAGACTATTGCTTAGAAGAGGATATACCTGTTATGATAAATGGTGATATGTTTTGTCTTATGCAAGGTAGAGGAGATAACAGACGTAACAAGTCAGACATAAGACCTGAACACAATAACGCTAAATACTTAGACTCTATAGTTGAAACTGCTGTAGATTGGTTTCTCCCCTATGCACACATCATTAAGCTTGTAGGATACGGTAACCACGAAACTGCTATAATCAAATTTCAAGAAACTGACATCCTACAAAGATTTGTGGACCTTCTAAACTATAAAGCAGGATCTAACATTCAAACAGGTGGTTATGGTGGATGGTTAGTAGTTAAGCAAAATTCAGGATGGGGATCTAAATACTCTACTAAGGTAAAGTACTTCCATGGTTCAGGTGGTGGTGGTATAGTTACAAAGGGTGCTATCAATTTAACCAGAGCATTAGAAACCTATGAGAACTTTGATGTGTTTACAATGGGCCATATACATGAGAACAGCTGTAGGAATGATGTAAGAGATACTATAGAGCATCATAGTGTAGGAGGTTATGTACTCAAACAGAAGCAGTTACACCTCATGCTCACAGGTACCTATAAAGAAGAGTATGGAGATGGTTCTCAGGGGTGGCACGTTGAACGTGGAGCTCCCATTAAGCCATTAGGAGGTAGGATACTTACCATAAAATTATTGAGGGCCACTACAGGTGATAGATTAGTGACAAAATATATTGACTCTCATAAGTTTAATTTGTAATTTTTTACATATATTTGCATCAGGTCTCGTATTAGAGACTCATAGCCCCCTATATCTTTGGTTAGTTTGGTAGGGGGTTATTTTTTTGCCAAGATTTGTGACGGTTATAGCCAACATAATAGCTAGAATGATAACATAATGTAAGATATAGTTAACATATTAACCCTTTTTGTCATGTCCAAATTATTGCATTTTCTATACATGATAGGCTTATATGTTCATATTCCTTATTTAGAATGATTATTGATAACGTATAATTGTAAACAATTCATTGTAAGTACGTATATTTGTCTAAACCAATTAAAACTAACCAATGACAACAGAACAAATGAAAGCTACTATCCTCCTCTATTCAATAGAGTTGAGAGATGAGTACAATGAAATGGTAAGAGCATTCGGACATACAGATCCTGCAGCTCAAAGACTACAAACTAAGTATGCAACTGTATTAGTATTAATCGAAAAACTAGGACTAGATGAGAACTATTGATTTTATCCAGGGCTTAGCAGCCTTGACACTCTTTTTAGTAGGAATGTATATATCCTGTGCACTATGAGTTACGAACTTGACTACATACGCAAGGGATACCTTAACGTATGGTGGGATTCTGAAGATGGAGGTATAATTTACACTGCTGAGTTTAGATGCTACTTTGTTGAGGAGGGTGTCTATGAGGCTCTGCTAGTAGATAGCTACCTAACTACCACTAACTATAAACTAACCTATCCCTTAACTAGCAAAGAGCTAGAAGAGACAAGCCTACTTATAGAAGAGTGGGCATATTTTAACCCTGAAAGTATCTAAAGATGGAAACTACTGAAAACCAATTTACACAAACAACCTTTAGCCTTAAACGGAAGATGCTATGGTGGAGAGAGCAGAGCTGCGAAGGTGACAAAGGTGGAAGCTTCAACCTGGAGCTGTACCTAGACTATTTAAGTGAGCAGGATTTTAACGAAATAAAACAAGAGAAATGAAACGCTATAAAGTAACATATAACTATTTTGAAAGTGGTAAGAAAATGATAGGCACCAGGATCTTAGAGGCCTTAGATAGAGATCATGCAATTATGATAATGGCTATGTGGCCTAAACTAATACTTAAAGTAGAGACAGTATGAAAAAATATAGAGTATGGCTAGATGATAGCGTAGAGCCTGAAGGTGGCTCATGGTGGAACTGCTACCTAGGTGAGGATGGTAAGCTGCATGATTACATCTATACAGATGAGCACTCAGATACACTACAGTGGTATATTGATCATGGCTATAAAGTAGAGGAGGTAGTATGTTAAAAGAGCAGATCATAGAACTCTATCCAAATCACAGCAGTAAGTATATAGCAGAGCTTCTAGGGGTAACCATTAGCAAAGTATATAACACTGCATGGGGTGCTAAGGTAAAGAAATCAGCTGAGTATATGCTTACACCTGAAAGTGGTAGGATCATAGAGCCATCTATACCTAATCAGTTTAAGCCAGGGCACACCCCTCACAATAAAGGTAAGCAGATAAGTGCAGAGATATATGAGAAGGTAGCACCCACAATGTTTAAAAAGGGCAATAAGCCTGCTAACACTAAACCTAATGGCACCATCAATGTAAGAGCTGATAGCTCAGGTAGACTATACCAATATATCAAAATTAAAGATTGCCAATGGGAACTACTGCAGAGGCACGTATGGGCTCAGGCAAATGGTGAGATACCTACAGGATCTGTAGTGATTTTTTTAGATGGTAACTATTTGAACTGTGAACTAAGTAACCTACAAGTAATAAGTAGAAAGGAAAATATGGCTCGTAATACTATACAAAGATTTCCTGCTGAGCTACAGGAGATAATGAAATTAACCAGTAAACTAAAACGTAAAACAAATGGCAAACAACAAACTAAGTGATCTAAGAGATCACATCTTCATGGCACTTGAAAGATTAGCTGATGAGGACATGAGTAATGAGAAAGTAAATCAGGAAGTAGAAAAAGCTAAAGCAATAGCTCAGCTGAGTGCTACTATCATAGCCAGTGCAAAGGTAGAGATAGATTATATCAATGCAGTGGGATTAGTAGACAGTCAAAGTGAGCTGTTCAAATCAGTTAATCCTAAACTACTAACATGACCAGACTAGAAGAGGTGCAAGAAATTATAGATAAGCACGATCTAAAACAAAAGAGCAGATACATGTATGTGCTTTACAAGAGATACTACCTGTATAAAGTGCTCAAAAGAGATGGCATGACCTTATCACAAATTGGTAGGCTGTTTAACCAAACACACGCAACTGTCATAAATGGGATATCAAAGCATGACACTTACTCAAAGTACAAAGACAGTGCTTATATGATGCACACCATTGAATTAAGAGAGAAGTTTGTGCTACCTCAATACTATAAGCCATTAAAGCAGAGGGTGTTAGAGTGTGTTAGCCTGGAGAAATTAGAGAAATTAAAAGAGCAAATTAGATGCAACTACTACTAACCAATGACGCTATGCCACATTCTCTTATTAGCAGTCGCTGTAACTTTTTGCATTTTTCAAATAATTTTTTTTATTTTATTTTGCGTCATTTGCGTCATAAAGCTCTAATAGTCAATAGCAGTATAGTTATTAGCTATGACAAGTGCTTAAAATTTGCGTCATTTTGCGTCATAGTGTTGTCATATAGAATTAATGATTATATTTACACCCCAACTAACTAACCATGAAGATATCTGTATTCAAGTCCTTATTCAATTCTAAAGAAACTCCCTACACTCAAGAGGTAGTAGATGTTTATGATAGGATAAAGAAAGGCTACCCTGAGCTTATTGATAAGATCACTGCTCTTAGAGCTATGGAGGATGATAATCCTGCCTACAGCAGCCTAAAAAACAGCCTTAGAGCTATCATGTTTAATGGTACGTTTAATGAACGTAATGATAACGGCCTTATTGAGCACTCAGGGCTTTGTATCTTAGACTTTGATGATTACCCTAGCAGTAAGGTAATGAAAGCTGAGAAGGCTAGGCTAATGGAATGCCCTAATGTGTTTATGATATTTGTATCACCATCAGGCAAAGGATTAAAGTGCGTGATTAAGATACCACCATCTGATAAATTCACGCATAAGAGAAGATTTAAGGCCTTTGAGGAGTTTATTGATAGTGATTACTTTGATCCATCCTCCTGTAATGTTAGTAGGGTGTGCTTTGAGTCTTATGATCCTACAGCCTATATCAATTTAGATGCTGAGGTATTTGATTTGATAGAAGAGGAGAAAGGGCACAGCTCTTTTGATAAGGTGCCAGTGCTACCAATGACTAATGAAGCTAATATCATTGATAATATCATGAAGTTTAATCATGGTGATATTGCTAATGGTAGGAATAATTGGGTGTTTAAGGTGGCTTGCTGTTTTTGTGAGTATGGCATTAGTGAAAATACTGCTAAGCTTTACTTGCACCAATATAGTGATAAAGGCTTTTCTCAAATAGAAATTAATACCTGTGTAGGATCTGCTTATAAAAGAAGTGATAAAGGCACTAAGTACTTTGAAGATTTTGAAACCATTATAAAGGTAAAGTCAAAACTAAAAGAGGGCATCTCCCCTGGCGATATATCTAAGCAGTTAAACATTAAGCCTGATGTGGTTAAGGATGTTAAAAAAGATGTAGCTAATAGTGAGGATGTATTTTGGGCTATCAGTGATAAGAAAGCTGTTAGTGTAGATCCTATGAAGTATAGAGATTTCTTATACAAATATGGCTTCAATAAGTATTACCCTGAGAGATCAGAGAAGCCTACTTTTGTGAGGGTGATAGAAAATAAAGTTAATCTATCCTCAGTGGACCAGGTTAAAGATTTTGTCTTAGCTTATCTTATGAAGCAGAAGCAAGTGGAAGTATGGAACTACTGCAGTAAGTCACCGTACCTCTTTACAGATGGTCACTTATCTATGCTAGAGCCTATTGGCTTAATGATGCTGCAGGATACTAAAGATGTAAGCTTTATACCTTACAGAAATGGAGTGGTAAAGATTACAAAAGATAAGATAGATATTGTGCCCTACATTGATATAGATGGGTACATTTGGGATAGGCAAATCATTGATAGAGATTACAAACCTACTAAGACTATTGAAAATGATTTTAAGAGCTTTGTAAGCAAGGTATCTGCAGATGATGAGCAAAGGATAAATGCTTTAGAGACTACCCTAGGATATTTACTCCATACCTACAAAGATAAAACAGATCAAAAGGCAATTATTTTTAATGATCAGGAGATAGATGATAATCCTAATGGTGGAAGTGGTAAGAGCTTAGTACTTACAGCCATAGGTAAGATTAGAAATATAGTTAAGATAGATGGTAAAGCATTCAACCCTCAGAAGTCTGATTTTGTTTATCAGAGGGTGAACTTAGATAGTCAGATCCTGGCCTTTGATGATGTTAAAAAGAACTTTGACTTTGAGCAGCTATTTAGTTTAATATCAGAAGGGATAACAGTGAACAGAAAAAACAAAGATGAGATCTTTATCCCATTTGAAAGGAGCCCTAAGATTGTTATTACTACCAACTATGTGATAAGTGGTGCAGGTGGTAGCCATGATAGGAGAAGGCATGAGATAGAATTTAATCAGTACTTTAATGCTCAGCGTAATCCATTAGATGAGTACGGTAGGTTATTATTTGACAGCTGGACCTTAGTAGATTGGTTAATCTTTGATAACTATATGATCAGTAACCTGCAGAAATTCTTATCAATGGGCCTTGTTAAAGCTGTAGCAATTAATGCTAATGATAAAAGGTTTATTTCTTCTACTAACAAGGAGTTTTATGATTATGCTATAGAGGGTAATATAACAATGGATACGCTGCACTATAATAACGTATCTATTCAGGACTTCCAAACATATACAGGAGGGTGGCATGATCTCAATGCTCAGAGGTATCTTAAGATGGTTAATGAGTACTGTAAGTTTAAGGGGTATCACTTTGACAAGGGTAGAAGTGCAGTAGGTAGATGGTTTAAAATAACTAAATTATGAACAAACAAAACAAACAGAGACTACATGAGCTTGAGGAGAGGTACATGAGCTACAGGTACCCATCAGCACCAGGGCACATCATCCCCTTCACTAAGTACTCAGATGCTACAGCTAATGGTTTGACTAGATGCATCACTGACTTTCTTAATCACTCTAAGCACCAAGCTGAGAGGATAAATACAATGGGAGTATTCAGGCAAAGCTACAGAACAGATGGTAGTAAGACTGCAGGGCAGTGGACCAAGGGCACAGGCACCCCAGGATCTGCTGATATATCTGCTACTATTTATGGTAGATCTGTAAAGATAGAAGTAAAGATTGGTAAGGATAAGCAGTCAGTGGTGCAAAAGCAATACCAATTAATGATAGAAGCTGCAGGAGGTATCTATATTATCTCTAAAACTTTTGATGATTTTGTGGAGTGGTATGATATCTTTAGCCAAAACTATCAAAATTAACCACCTTTGGCGAAGTATAAATGTGCATTAAGTATGAAATTTAAGTACTAATTACGATAATTAACTAAAAATAATGTTAAAATAGAATAATAATTACTATATTTGTAAACAATTAATAAACTAACCAATGGAAAAAACAACAACTAAGGCTGTAAAGCCTAAGGAGGTTGAGCAGCAGCCTGCTCCCTTCTATGTTCGCCTTCACCAGGCAAAACAACTAATCGGTAAAGTACATAAGAATGCTACTAACCCACACTTTAAGAAGTCTTATGCAGATATCAATAGTATCCTAGAGACTGTTGAGCCTATCTTATTACAGCATGATCTGTTATTACTACAGCCTATAGATGGTGGTAGTGTATGCACTCAGCTTGTTTGTATTTATACTGGCTTTTCTATCTCTAGCTGTATGGCATTAGATCTTAGCTTAGATGCTCAGAAGCAAGGCTCACAGATTAGCTACTTTAGAAGATACACCATCCAAAGCTTACTAACTTTACAAGCTACTGATGATGATGGCCACATAGCTACAACTGCTAAGCCTAAGATAGATGCAAAGAGATTTGCTGAGGCTGTTAAGGCTATAGCAGATGGTAAGTTCACTGTAGATAAGTTAAAGGATAGTTTTGACCTTAATGAAGTTCAGACTAATTCACTGTTATTATTACCCCTTATATAATTAGTAACCAATAAACCATAAATATATGTTAAATTTTAACCAAGCACCAATGCCGAATAATAGTAAGCAAGTGCAAACAAGTAATGATTACGCAAAGTTTAAAACTTTGATTGGAAACAGAAAGCCAAATGATTTACACATTAAACGGCTTACAAGTTCATTTAAAGAACGCTATTTATTTAGCCCAATCATTGTAAATGAAAAAATGCAGATTATAGATGGACAACACCGTTTTCTAGCTGCTAAAGAATTAAACTTACCTATTAACTATTTATTAGTTGAGGGTTACGGATTAGAAGAGGTACAAGTTTTAAACACAAATACTTCAAATTGGAAAAAAGAAGATTATTTAAAAGCATATTGTGATTTAGGTGTTAAACCATATTTACAAATGCAACAATTTATGTTAGACTTTCCTGATTTTGGAGTTGCTATTGCTGAAATGATTTTAACAGATAAAGTTAATGGAGAAAACAAGCAATTAAGAATTGATAAAGTAAACATGAGAATGCAAGGTTTTCAAAATGGAGAATTAGAGATTCCAAATTTATTAAAGGCATATGAAACAGCTGAAAAAGTTTTAATGTTTAAGCCTTATTACGATGGATATGATCGTTCAACATTTGTAAGAACATTAATTACATTGTTTAAAAATGAAAACTATGTTCACGCTGAGATGATTAGCAAATTAGCTAATAATCCAAGTGCATTGACACATTGTGCTAATGTTACACAATATAAATTTTTATTAGAGGATATTTTTAATTTTCGCAGACGTGAAAAACTTAATCTTAGATACTAATGAAAATTAGATGTTCAGCTATAGGTAAGATAATGACCTCTTCTAAGACTAAAGGGGAGGTACTATCACAAACAACTAAGACGTATATCCAGGGCTTAGCCCTGGCACACGTTTATGGTATACGTAAAGAGTTTACTAGTAAATATACTGATAAGGGCAATGAGTGTGAGGATATGTGCCTCAGCTTTGTAATGGAGCAGATTGATAAAGGTTTTATCTTTAAGAACGAAGAGCACTTCACAAATGATTGGCTAACAGGTACTCCTGATGTGGTTACTGATCAGGTGCTAGTAGATGTGAAAAACTCATGGAGTGGCAGCACGTTCCCCTGGTTTGATACTGAATGCCCTAACAAAGATTACTACTATCAGCTTCAAGGGTATATGTGGCTAACTGATAAGCAGGAAGCACTACTATGCTACTGCCTAACCAATACACCCCATGCTATCGTAGAGCAGGAGGTAAAGAGTGCACACTATAAGTTAGGGCTAATGGAGGAGAGCCTGGACTTAAGAGACCAGGTGCAAAAACAGCACAGCTTTAATCACATCCCTGATGCTAAAAGAGTAAAGACCTTTGTAATACAAAGAGATGATGAGGTGATAGAACAGATTAAATTAAGAGTAGAACAATGTAGAGAATATTTTAACGAACTAATAAAACAACTATGATACAAAGAGAAGAGTTTAAGGAGAAGGCTATACTAGTGGCTATGGAAGCACTAATGCTAAGCCAACAAGGGATAAGCCCTAACTATGTGGCTAAGAAAGCCCTAGAGTATGCAGAAGCTATCACACTAGAGGTGTGTGGTGAGGAGATAGTATGGCCTAGTGATAGGATCCTATGATTATCCTACTAACAATATTACTAACCCCTGCTGTGGTGTGGGGGTGGTGGTGCACAATCGCTTATTTATTAACAATTTTTAACAATGATTAACAATGGAAACTAAAAACAACACAGGTGCTATCTTCAAAAATGATAAAAAGACAGCAGAGACTCAACCTGACTACAAGGGTAAGGTAAATGTAAACGGTAAAGATATGGAGGTAGCTCTATGGCTTAAAGAAAGTAAGACAGGTATAAAGTACTTTAGTACTACATTTCAAGAGCCATACGTGAAGCCAGTGCATACAGATATACCTTTAATGCCAGATGACTCAGATGATGATTTGCCATTCTAAATAATATTACTATATTTGGGCCATGATATTACTAGCCCTTATACCATTAGCGTG